GCATAGAAGCCGCACAGAAAGACATATTAACACTGATAGCCCTGTTAGAAAAAGAGGACGTCCCAAGAAAACAGATATTGTTGCCAAGACTCCGGGCAAGAGGAATGCTGTTGGAAGACCCAAGGGTGAACAGGCAATTATAAACGAATATCGCTCTAGGATGTTAAACAGTCCTCGGAGCCAGAAGGTTGTTGAAGCCATCTATGGGGCTGCTTTAGATGATAACCACAAGAATCAAGCAGCAGCTTGGAAGCTCATCATGGATAGGCTCTTGCCTCTCAGCCATTTCGAGAAGGACAAGAATGGTGGTGGTAGGGCTGCTGTGTCTATCACTATCACTGGTGTTGGTGGAGAGCAGACAATCATCTCAGGTGGAGAAGACGAGGTTATTGATGTCTAAAGAAGCTGTTGAAAAAAGATTAAAGAAGCTAGGCTATAATGATGCTGCTGTTGCTGGCATCCTCGGCAACATTGCTGTTGAGACAGGGGACACCTTCGATTATAAGACGAAACAAGAAGGAGGCCCGGGGTATGGGCTGTTGCAGCTTGACTTCATGAAGCCTTATTATGAGAAGTGGAAGAAGCAGAATAAAATAAAAGACAGTGCTGATGCTCAGCTTCGTTTCTTTCATGATACAGTTTATGGGGATAGTCAGAACATCATTGGAGCAGGCAACGCTGCCAAGCTCAGAAATGTGTTAGATACAGAACAAGACCCCAGTGTCATTGCTGATGTGCTTGCTAAGGGATGGTTTAAGCCCAACCCAGAGCGTAACCCCAAGTATGATGAGAGAGCAAAGTATGCTCTACAGATTAGTGGCTATCAGCCTCCTATGGCTCCTGCGCCTACCCCAGAACCTTCTTGGTGGGAGAACCCATTAGCCAGAGCTAAGAACACTTTAGGAAGTTTGTTTGACTAGTCTAGACATTAAGCTTCTCCCTTGGCAGCAAGAAGTCTGGAGCGACAAGAGTCGTTTCAAGGTTGTAGCTGCTGGACGAAGAACAGGTAAGAGCCGCTTAGCTGCCTATCTGTTATTGTTCAATGCTTTACAGGCAGAGAAGGGTCATGTGTTCTATGTTGCTCCTACACAGGGACAGGCAAGGGACATTATGTGGCAAACCCTGCTTGAGGTTGGTCATGCTGTTATAGCAGGAAGTCATGTTAATAACTTACAGGTTAAGCTTGTTAACGGAGCCACTATTAGCCTCAAGGGTGCTGATAGACCAGAGACTATGCGAGGGGTGTCCCTAAAGTTTTTGGTAATGGACGAATATGCAGATATGAAGCCAGAGGTGTGGGAGCAAATCTTACGTCCTGCTTTGGCTGACCAGAAGGGTCATGCCTTGTTCATTGGAACACCAATGGGCAGGAATCACTTCTATGAGCTGTACCAGTATGGCATGACAGGAGATGATAGTACATTCAAGAGCTGGCACTTCACCAGCTATAACAACCCTCTGATTGACCCAGAAGAGATTGAAGCTGCTAAGAAAAACATGAGCAGCTTTGCTTTCAGGCAGGAGTTCATGGCCTCTTTTGAAGCACAGGGTGGAGAACTCTTCAAAGAAGAATGGGTTAAGTTTGATGAGGAAGAGCCTGATGGTGACTACTTTATAGCAATTGACTTGGCTGGCTTTGCAGATGAGAGCAAGGGTAGCAAGAGCAAGAGGCTTGATGATAGTGCTATAGCCATTGTTAAGACCAACGGCTCAGGTTGGTATGTTAAAGATATTGTCTTTGGACGTTGGACAGTTGAAGAGACAGCAAAGAAGATATTTGCTGCTGTTAAGAAGTATGAGCCAGTATCTATAGGAATTGAGAAGGGTATTGCTAAGCAAGCAGTGATGCCCTATTTGTCAGACATAATGAGAAGAACACAGACGTTCTTTAGAGTGGAAGAGCTAAGTCATGGAAACAAAAAGAAAACAGATCGAATTGTATGGGCATTACAGGGGCGTTTTGAACATGGTCAAATTGTCCTTAACAAGGGAGAATGGAACATACAATTTCTTGACCAACTCTTCCAATTTCCAAATACTCTTGTGCATGATGACTTGATTGATGCACTTAGTTACATAGAGCAGCTAAGTAAAGAAAGCTATGCAACAGAATACGAAGAAGAACCTTTTGAACCAATGGACGCTATAAGCGGATACTAAGGAAACATATGAGCTTTGATACTGAAGAAACTTACAAGGGTACTAGTCTCGCTGGTTGGGTCATTGAAAAAGCTGACAGATGGCGTGACCATTATACCAGCAACCATCAAGAGAAGTTTGATGAGTATTATCGCCTGTGGCGTGGTCAGTGGGATGCTGCTGATAAGACACGTGAGAGTGAGCGTAGCAAGCTTATTAGCCCTGCCTTGCAGCAAGCTGTAGAAAGCAGCGTTGCTGAGGTTGAGGAAGCCACCTTTGGTCGTGGTAAATGGTTTGACATTTATGATGACATGCGTGACCAAGAGCGTGAAGACATCACCTTCTTGCGTAATGCTTTGGATGAAGAGTTTAAATACACCAAAACACGCAAGGCTGTAGCTGAGTGTTTGTTAAACGCTGCCGTGTTTGGCACAGGTATGGCTGAGCTTGTCCTTGATGAGGTGCAAGACTTCACACCAGCTACACAGCCAATCCTTGATGGGGCTATGCAGGCTGTAGGCGTGACAGTTAAGCCACGCATTGTGGTTAAGGTGCGTCCAATCCTGCCACAGAACTTCCTAATTGACCCTGTTGCTTCCTCCATTGAAGAGGCTTTGGGTGTAGCTATTGATGAGTTTGTCCCTAAGCATCAGGTTGAACTCCTAATTGAGAAGGGTGTCTATCGTGATGTTGACATTATGGCAGCGGCTCCTGACCAAGACCTTGAGCCAGACCAAGACCTTACGATTTACCAAGATGATAAAGTACGCCTCACCAAGTATTATGGTCTTGTTCCTCGTAAAGAGTTTAATGAAGCAATGGATTTGCCAGAGCCAAAAGAGGACAGCAAGAAGGAAACTGACGAAGAAAGCGAATACGTAGAAGCCATTGTCATTGTGGCTAATGGTGGTATCTTGTTGAAGGTTGAAGAAAACCCTTACATGATGCAAGATCGCCCCTTGATTGCCTTTCCTTGGGATGTTGTTCCCGGACGCTTCTGGGGACGTGGCATTTGTGAGAAGGGCTATAACAGCCAGAAGGCTTTGGATGCTGAACTTCGTGCTCGTATTGATGCCTTGGCCTTAACTGTCCACCCCATGATGGCTATGGATGGCACACGTATGCCACGTGGTGCTAAGTTTGAGATTCGACCCGGCAAGACAATCATTACCAATGGCAACCCTGCTGAGATTATGATGCCATTTAAGTTTGGCAACCTCGACAGTGTTAGTTTTACACAGGCAGAAAGCCTCCAGCGCATGGTTCAGATGGCTACAGGAGCCATTGATGCAGCAGGCATTCCCGGAAGTATCAATGGAGAGGCAGCAGCAGGCGCTGTAAGTATGTCCCTAGGAGCGATTATAAAGCGCCATAAGCGCACGTTAATTAACTTCCAAGACTCCTTCCTCATCCCGCTGGTTAGCAAGGCTGCATGGCGCTATATGCAGTATGACCCAGACAATTTCCCTGCACAAGACTACAAGTTTGTAGCTTCTAGTAGCCTTGGTGTCATTGCTCGTGAATACGAAGTGACACAATTGGTGCAACTCCTGCAAACCTTGGGACAAGATAGCCCAATGTACCCCATGTTGGTGGAAGCTGTCATTGAAAACATGAGCTTGTCTAACCGAGAAGGTATGATTGGTAAGCTTCGTGAGATGAATCAGCCTAACCCACAGGCACAGCAGCTACAGCAGGCTCAGATGGAGATGCAGATGGCAGCAGCACAGGCTCAGACAGCCCTCTATCAGGCACAAGCTGCTGAAAGTCAGAGCAGAGCTGGTAAGCTTCAGGCAGAAACACAGGCAATTCCTACTAGATTAGAGAATGATCGCATCCGAGCCATCTCTTCTAACCTACAGATAGGTAGTCAAGATGATAAAGAGTTTGAACGCCGAGCAAGACTTGCAGATTTGGTCTTGAAAGAGCGTGAGATTGCAAGCAAAGAAGCAATTGTAGCTAAACAAATGCAACAATAGCTTGA